CTACGTGTAGACGGCGACGAGCACGGCGTCGCCGGGGTTCGCGTCATCGAAGAAGACCAGGGCGCAGCGCCGCCCGGCCGTCATCTCCCCCTGCGGAATGCCGCGGTTCACGGGCACGCCGGCCAGCCAGACGGCCAGGCTGCCCGCCACCTGCACCGTGGCCGTATACGACCCGGCGTCGAAAGACTTGACTATCCCCTGACGGAGGTTCATCTCTTGCCCCTCAGACCGCTCCCAGCCGCAGCCCCATCTCGTAGGCAGCGGCGGGCCTGTCCCTTACGTAGCGGAGGCTCATCGCTTGCACCCGCTGTCGGGCCCCCGAGAGCCCCGCCCTCGCGTCGGTGACCTCCAGCACGTCGTAGAGCTCCTGGCCACAGTTGACCGGCACCAGCAGCTCGTTATCGCCGGCCTGCATCTCCCCATGGCGCAGGAGAGCGTCGGCGCGGTCCTGGGCGGCGGCTGTCGAGGTGAGGTTGCGGTCGTGGACCTGGTGGAGCCGGTCGTAGATGTCGCCCACGCTGGTCCAGTCGAAGTCTTCCACCATCAGGTCTTGCCCGAAGACCTGGACGCGGTTGAGGGAGGCGGAGCGGGAGCCATAGCGACCCGCCAGGATGACGTGCTCGACGCCGTACTCGTAGTCGGTGGCCTGAGCGGCGGTGGGGTTGACGAGGTAGCCGTGAAAGCCCGAGATGAGCAGTACGTCCGGCACCATCGCCAGGAGGCGGCCGACGGCAGCCTTGCCGCTCTCGGCGGGCTGGATGGTGAAGGCGGGCGAGAGGCTGGTGACGACGGTGCTGGCGCTGAGAGCGCCGAATCCCAGGCCGGCGCGTCCCAGGATGAATCGCAGCAGCGCGTACACCGTGCTCTCGCCGGCGTCCCAGGCGAACTGTCGCCGTGCCCGCCAGTTCTCGAGCAGCGCCCAGGCGTCACCGGCGTAGAGGACGAAGAGGGCCCGCCCGTGCCCACCTGCCCGCCTGCCGGACAGGCCGGCCGAACGGGCAGGCCCGTTCACGTAGTCCCAGCCGTCTATCCAGTATTGAGGCCCCGGCGAGACCACGGGCCCTGAGGCGGTGACGTAGCCGGCATTGAAGTCCACCTGCGAGCCGCGCCGGATGGCGGCGTAGGGGCCGCCTGAGAGGTCGTTGTAGCGGCCGTCGTCGTTGCGGAGGACGACTCGCAGGCGTCCTTCTTGGGCTCGTGTCTCCACATGTGCCTCCAGCGTGTCCTCGCCGAGTTCCAGCACGGGAGCGGCGAGGCTGGCCTGCCACACGCCCGACGGCGTCGAGAGCCAGCCGGAGCCCGAGCCCGCTGCCGCCGCCAGGCCGAAATCGCTCTCCACGTCCATGGCGACGGGCTCCCGCCATGTATTGGCCACGAAATCCTGTCCCGGCGCCAGGTGGCTCCAGTGGGCGCGGCTATAGGCCTGGCTCCCCGTGTACTTTTCGACGAAGAAGAGCCGGTAGGGGCCCATAACGGCTAGGGAAGGCGCCCGGAACGTCACGCTGGAGCCGGCGCTGGCCAGCATCAGCTCCATGAGGGGCGACCAGGTGTCAAGGGTCTGGCTGTAGCCGTCGCCGTAGATGACGGTCCACAGCCCGGCGTCGCCGCCCGACTGGCTGCCGGCCACGGCTACGTCGAAGTCCGCATAGTAGTAGCAGGCCAGCCCGCTCACCGAAGCCAGGCTGTGGCTCCAGGCCGTCGGCGAACCCCACGCGCCGCTCATTCGCTTCACGCTGTAGACCGTCGACCCCACCGAGTAGACCAGGAGGGCCGTGCCGTCGCTCTTGAGGGCGGCGGCCATCCAGGTCACGGCTCCGGACGCCGTGGCCACCGTCACCGGCGAGCCGAAGGTCGCTCCGCTGTCGTCGCTTTCCCGCACCTGGATGGTGACGCCGTTGGTGTGGACCGAGAAGAGCAGGACGGTGCTGCCCTCGGTCGCCAGGGCCAGGCCCGCCGACGCCGACACGGAAGCCAGGACTGTCCAGGAGGAGAAGTCGCTGCCCGGCCCGGGGTTGGCCACCCGCTGGAAGTAGAGCTGGCCGCCTGTGCTCCGCGTCCGCAGCAGCGACCCGTCGGAGGGGACGGCGACAGTGTGGTGAGAGTCCGGCTCGCCGCCGGTGTAAAGCCTTTCCCAGCGCAGCCGGACCGTGTGGGCGATGCGCTCGCTCACACGGATCAGCAGATAGGGCACAGCGGAGGCGCTTCTCTGGGCAGCCAGCAGGTTGCTGCTCAACGTGCGCACGGGGCTAGGGCTCCCAGGGCGTCGAACGCAGGTCGGCGGGGGCGGCCGGTCGATAGAGGCGCCGCACACGTACACCGGCCCGCCGCCCGTGACGGGCCAGCTCGCGGGCGAAGGCGGCCAGGCGCTCCTGTCCCCACACCAGGTACTGCCGCCACACGTCGGGGCCGCCCACGTTGACGCGGTTGGTTGCGAAGGTAGCCCACTCCAGGGCGGCGTAGGCGGCCGCCCCGGTGGCGATCACGTCCTCCAGCGACGCCGGGATGGTGGAGGTGGTGGCGTCCAGAGTGTGGAGCTTGCCGTAGTAGACATCGACCTCCTGGGCCGCCAGGGGCGTCGCGTCGACCAGCAGGGTGAGCGTGTTCCCCCAGATGGAGAAAGGCGTGTAGGAGGGCGGATACTGGCCCACCGGGTACTCGACGGCCTCGACGACCACCAGGCCCGTGAGCGAGGCCAGCGAGAGGTCACGGCTGCCCTCCGTGGTGGTGAGGGGGGCCTTGCTCTCCAACGCCGCCACCAGGCTGAGCTCCTTCACGGCCCGCGCGATGTGCCGGTCGATCTCGTCGTCTGTCCAGCGGTAGTTGGAGGCGTCTTCGTCGTGCAGGTCGCGCCGCACCAGGGCGCGCATCGCAGTCAGGTCCATCGTCTATTCTCCCGCCTTACTTCTCTGGCCGGTCCGCCGGACGGCCGGGCTTCTCGCCGGGCACCGCGTCCGGTGTTACGCCCTTACCCTCCCGTAGCGCCTCCAGGAGGGCGGCCTGAGCCCCCGCGACCATGATCTTCGACTCGGGGCCGCGCAGGGGCACGCCGTCGCACAGGGCTAGCAGGGCCTGGATCATCTCCGGACTGAGCTCCACGTTCATCGTCTACACCAGCACCATCACCTTGTCGCCCGCTCCCAGGCTGTTGCCCGCCTTCCATTGGACACGTCGCAGCGTCGACGCCTCTTTCAGGTACAGATTCGTCAGGTTCGCGCCCGGATCGCCCCCGCCCACCAGCCGCAGGTAAGGCGTCGACGGCCCTATCTCCAGCAGCCGGATCATGGTCCCCGTGAAGTCCTCCACACGCACTCCGTAGACGGTATTGACGGTCTGGTTGATGCCGTAGATGTGAAGGCCGTAGAAGGTAGCGGGGACCGGGCCCTCGTACCAGCCGTAGACCTCGAGGCCTGCCGAGCTGGCGATGGCACCCGCACCAGAGTAGGAGTGCATCTCCACCCGCAGTCCGTGAAGCCAGTTGAGCGTCCCGCTCCCGTGCTGTGCCGCGGTGAACAGCAGGCCGAGGATGTAGGAGCCGTTGGCCGCGCCCGTGTAGTCCACCTCGCCGGAAAGCCCGTAGCCGAAGCCCTGGATGGTGGTGTTCACGTCCAGGTGCGCGCGGACAGCCGCGCCGTGGGCGTAGATCGAGATGTCGCCGCTCTGGTGGCTCACCCGCAAGGCTTGGCGAGCCGAAGCGTCGATCGACGCCAGGCTCCCAACAGCCGCCACACCGCTCACGTCCAGGTCCCCGCCCACGGCCAGCACCCCCGCCGAAGGGCTGCTGAGCGCCTCCTGGCCGATGCTGATGCCGGCGGCGGGAAAGCCCCACAGGCCCGTCACTGTCTCCGAGGCCGCCAGGCGGGCGTACACGTCGCCGTCCAGCAGGTCGCTCTCCCGGTGGGAGTGAGGGGCCAGCAGGGCCCCGGCAAGACGCAGGGTGTCAGGCATGGCGCGCTCCTAGCTCGGCGTGGCGTAGACGCTGAGGGCGAGGGCCGTCGCGGTGGCCGAGACGACCTTGAGGAACACCGTCGCTCCCCGAACCTCCACCTCCAGCGATGGCACCGGGTTCTCCGTCAGCTCCGAGGCCGTGAACTCCCGCTCCGCGCCCCGGAAGTAGCGGTCGGCGGCGGCGTTCCAGTGCAGCAGTTGTACGCGGAGGGCCGTCAGGTCCGTGCTCCCCGTCGTATCGAGGTCGAAGCGGACGCGGCGGTAGCCGGCGCAGTCCACGCCGGCCGCCGCCGCCGTCGGGTCCGATGCGTCGGGGGCCGTAAGGCTGTCCCGGTGCAGGAGGGTGCTCCCTTCCTCGTACACGGGCGCCTTGGGCACGCCCCTGGTATCGATTCGGACGTCTACCACTGTCCGCTCACCTCTCCGCCCCAGGAACTGGGAACCGGGGAGCGGGAACTCGCCCGCCCGGCCCCCAGGTCCTAGTTCCCAGCTCCTTCTTCCCGCCTACGGCCTGACGCCGTTGAGCCTGGCCAGCTTCAGGGTGTTGAAAAGGGCCAGGGAGACGTACCACTTGACGCGGGTGCGGGTGGCGTCCTTGCTCTCGAGGCTGCCGACCCGCTCCACGGCGAGACCGCCCGGCGCCGTCAGGCCGGACAGGGCGCCTTCGCCGAACTGCATGGTGTAGATAGTCGAGCAGTCGCTGCTGCTCCCCTGGGTCTGGTCGTCCGCGACGTAGTCGGAGACGCCGATGGGGACGCCGTCGTAGTACTGGACCATCTGCCCGAACTCGTTGCGGTCCGTCTCCAGGAAGGCGCCCGAGGTGCGGGCCAGGCCGTTCAGCGTGCGACGGCTCCGCTTGCTCATGAGCAGGAGCTGCGGCTTGCCGCCCTTGATGGTGTCCACCAGCTCGTCCAGCTTGTCCAGGGTGAGGGTGCCGCCGTTGACGCCCATGCTCACCGTCTGCCCCGATACGCACAGCTCGTCGATGCCGTCGAAGGCCTTGGGGTCGCCGCTGGTGTCGCCGTTGACGAAGGTGTCCTCGAACTTCTGCTGGAGGGCCTTCGCCTTGAGCTGGACGATGGCCGCCTCCAGGTCCTGGAGGTTGCTGCGCGTGGCCATCAGGAAGTTGTCGATGTCGGCGTCGCCGCCCAGGATCTTGAGCGTGGCCGTGATCTGCGTGAAGGTGGGCGTGCTCTCCGTCCAGGTGTCGCCGACGTCGTAGAAGGCCGCCGTGGCGGCCGCGTTCTCCCGGTTGTAGGTGAGCCCGTTGCCCACGATCTCGATGAAGGGCAGCACCTGGAGAACCGGGCTGTCCTGGATCACCGTCTCGATGACGCCCGTGAGCAGGACGTCGTTGGAGAGCTTGGATGCTTCCGCCAGTGTGAGTGCCATTGCTTACCTCCCTGGGGCCGCTGCCCCGCCCGAAATCAGGGGACACGGAACATGACCGGTCGGCCCTGCGCCTGTCGTCCCTTCTCGGTCCCTCGTCCCCTGTCCCTCGTCGCTTGTTCCTTGCTGCTGGTTCCCAGTTCCTAGTTCCCGGTCCCCTGTGCCAGCCCCAGCCTGATCTTGTCCTCCGGCGTCAGCGCCGAGAGGTTCGGCGGCTGCCGCGGCGGCGCGCCCGCCGGCACCCGGCCCGACTGCGCCTGCGACTCCAGGTGCTGTCGGATCTGCGACACCGTCTGCCGGGCCGCCGCCAGCGACGCCTCCACCTCCTCCACCGACTCGCCCCCCACCATCTCCGCCGGCACCTCCGGCGACGCGCTGAGCAGCGCCTCGCGGTAGCGGACCGCCGCCTGCGTCACCTGCTCCCGCGCCGTCGAGAGCTCGCCCTCCAGCCCGCCGATGCGCTCCTGGTGAGCGGCGGCCTGCTCCTCGGCGCCGGCGAGGGCCTGGTGTGCCCCCTCCAGGTCTCGACGGAGCCGGACGTTCTGCTCCTCCAGGTGGGCGGCGCGGGCCTCGCCGTCGGCGGCCGTGGCCTGGAGGCGTTCCGCCTCGGCCTGCGCCTCGGCCAGCCGCGCCTGTGCTTCCAAGAGCTCCTCTTCGCTCATGGACTCCTCCTCCTTGTCGAAAGGGGCCCCGCCCTCGGTCTCAACTGCCTGACATCAGCCAGACTTGACAGGGCAGAGAGTAGAAGATATGTTCTAGAGGGTCAATGAGGAAGTGTCACCGGCGGCGGGGTGGCTTTCACGGTCGGGAACGCTCAAGGGCGCTTGCGGTCCTCACAGGTGGTGTATAATCCGCAGCGAAAGAGAGGCCGGCGGAAGATGGTGGAGAATGGGCCGAAGGCGAAAGTGTTCGTCAGCTGCGGGCAGCGCGAGTCGTTCGAGCGCCAGGCCGCAGAGCGGATCGGCGAGGTGCTGCAGGAAGCGGGATACGAGTACTACATAGCTGCGGCAGAAGCTAGCCTCACTGGTTTGAAAGAGAACATCTATCGGCAGCTCGAGGGATCGGAGTACATTCTATTCGTCGACTTCCGTCGCGAACAGCTTGCCAATCTGCAAGCTTTCCGAGGCTCACTGTTCAGCCATCAAGAGCTAGCGGTCGCAGCGTATCTGGGGCTCGAGTGGATGCCTTTCCAGCAGGAAGGAGTAGAGCGGAATGGCATAATGGGCTTCGTTCAGTCCAACGTCATTCCCTTCTCGGATCCCGGAGACCTCCCGACTCTGGTTCGGACACAGATAGAGACCCTCGGGTGGTCGCCGAACTGGAAGAATGCGGTCGTGATCGAACGAGACCCTACGGAGCACGTCGACATTGCCAACCAGGCCGCGCAAATGACGCGCTTCTTGCACCTGACTGTCAGGAACCTCAACCCTAGGAAGGCAGCGCTGAACTGTGTTGGGTACCTCGAGCGAATCAAGAATTCAGGGACAGGTCAGGAGTTGCCCCTGAAGACTGTTGAGCTGCGCTGGGCGGGCTACACGCTCCCCAACGCGACCATCCTCGGTCGGTCACAGCGCGATCTAGACCTTGGCTACGTATTCCACACAAGCCCACAAATGCTTTGCTTCAACAGCTTTACCACTTCTTCGGAGTATATGCCGCCACTCCCAGGGCCCGGCGTGTTTGAATTGGACTACGTCGTCATGGCCGAGAACTTTCCTCCAGCGAGAGCAACGTTCCGTCTGACCCTGCGCCGACAGCTGTCACAACTTCAAGTGGAAATGATCTAGCCCGCCCCGAAGGCGGAGAGCCCCTCCGGGTCTGGCAACAGTCGGCCCCGGCTCCGCAGAGCCGGGGCCGCCGTCTGCCCCCTACTCCCGCCCCACGGCCGCTCTGGCCTCGGAGCCGTTCTGGGCCAGGGTGCCCTGCTCCTCCAGCCAGCGACGGAACTCGCCCTCCGGGTCCTCCACCCCCAGCTCGTCGGCCGCCCGGCGACGGCTGTGGATCCCCGCCGCCACCAGCGTCCGCTCGTCGGCGACCAGCCGGCTGCGGTCCTGCGGCAGCACCGGCCCCCAGACGATGCGCGTCCGGTAGGGCGCGTAGGAGACGCCCGTCTGCTGCTCCAGCAGGCGCAGGATGAGCTCGTTGCGGCGCTTGTAGGCCGCCGTGCGGACGAGCCGCTTGCGCTGCACCTTCTTCAGCAGCGGGTCCAGCTCCACGTTCAGCGCCACCCCCGACAGGTTCTGCCGGGTGTCGCCGAAGGCCGTCCGCGGCGACTCGCCCAGGTCGTGCAGCGTGCGGTAGATGAGGTCGATGAAGTCGATGTGCAGCTTGATGCCGCCTCCCTGGAGGAGGTCCAGCAGGTAGGCCCGCGCCCGCTCCGGCAGCTCCCACACCGCCCCCGGCTGCACGGCGATGTCCTGCGACTCGCTTACGTTCTCCAGCACGGCGATCGGGTTCCCCGACAGCTCCAGGATCATCGATAGCTGCGAGAGGGCGCGGTTTAGCTCCCGCACCGACTCCTTGACGGCCGGCAGGTCGGAGACGCCCCAGGGCGTCTAGGGGCCGTACCGCTCACAATCGGGGTCGGCTCCATGAACCCACGAATCTCCGCCTGCCCGTCCGTCCGTACCACGATCCGGAGCCGTAGCCGCTGTATGAGGTCGGCCATCGCCTCCTCCCGTAGCTCTAGGTCGCTGTCCGGGTCATCATCGTCCAGCCAAGTTATCACGTCGTGGGGCGAGACGACGGTTACGTGGAGCAGTCCCTCGTCTATGGCCGCCCGGATACCGTCGAGGGATTCCTCCACTTGTCGCAATTCCCGCTCGATGGTCCCAAGGTCACTGCGTCGGTTACGGGCGGCGTCGCGCTGCTTCTCCAGCGCCTTGACCTCCTGCTCGTAGCGCTCAGGGGACAGCCTGCCGCGCCGCAAGTCCACGGTGAACTCATCGATCATGCGCTGGTGCCGAGCGATCTCCTCCTCGCAGGGAACAAGGCGAGCCTGCAGTGCCGCCTGACGGCCCTCTAGGTCCGCGATGTAGTCAGCCACCGCCTGCCGCCGTGTGTCAGGGTCTTTCAGCAGGCGGCGGAGCGCCTGGGCAACTTGCTTCTCGATCTCATTTGCCGGGAGCGGTGGGCAGTTGCAGAGAGCATCGTCACCGCGATGCTTGCGTGCCAGCCTGCCCAGGCAGCGGTACACGCGCCTCTTGGTGTTGCCGTCCGGCTTGCAGCGGTAAAGGTGGCCGCACGCCTCGCTCCAGATGAGCCCCTGGAGAGGCCAACCCATGCGGGTCCTCGGCCCGGCGTAGTTCCGGTTGTGGCGCATCCGATCCTGTATGGCATCGAACTCGTCTTTGCTGATGAGGGCCGGTACCGGCACGATGACGGGGTTGACCAGGCGGGTCTTCGGGTTCTTGCGGGGCTTCCTGCCACCGAAGTGGTAGGCTCCGTGGAGGGCGGGATTCCTGAGGATGTTCAAGACCGAGGCCCCGTTCCAGTGCGCCCGCGCGCGGTTCTTCTTCCATTGGGCACTGACGGCGCTGGGCGGTGGCACGTGGTCACGGGTGAGGATGTTGGCGATCTGCTCGCTCCCCTGGCCTTCGTTGTACAGCGCCAGGATGCGCCGGACGGTCTTGACCCCCTCCTCCCTTAGCTCGAACCGGCCGGGCGTCCGGTCGCCCCCCTCCTCCTTCACCGGGGCGATCCACCGGAGCCAGAACGGGAGGGCACCACCGGCGAACTCACCACGCCGGGCATGCCCCTCTCTGCCCGACTTCATGCGCTCGATTAGCCGGTCGTAGTCGGCGGCGGCCTGGGAGCCCGCCACGGCGCTCATGACCGTGGCGTAGGGGCCATCACGCGGGGGCTCGTTCTCGCTGAAGCGGATGCCGTCCCCGTGCTGGCGGCTCTTGGCGAGCCAGTAGGTGAAGTCGGCACCACCGAGCCCGGCGCAGAAGCGCGTCGGCTCCCAGAACACCAGGGCGTCGACCTCACCGGCGCGTAGCCTGTCCCACGCGCCCCAAAAGACGGGGCGGCCTTCACGGTGGTCGGGGTCAAGCTCGTCCACGCGGGATACCGTCTCGTGGAGGACCTCGACGGCCCCGTAGCCATCGCTGGCGCACCAGGTGCGAATCTTGTTCTCCTGCTCTTGGGGCGATACCCGGTCGGCGGCGATCTGCGACTTGGTGGATAGCCTGACGATGCCCAGGGCGCGTTTCATGGCCATCACCTCCTCTCCCCTAGGATCGGCTCAGGGGCGCGCTTCCTTGAAAGCGTCTTGGGCCGATGCGCGCCCATACCCATAACGCCCCGGCCGGTCGGCATGTTACATCGAACGGGGGCCGGAAGGCCAGCGTCCAACAGCCTCATGGGTGCGTTGTGGCGCTCGACCATCCGTGCTATCTTGGTCGCACATACGGAGTATTCAGAGGTACATGAGGGAGACCGCGACCATGACCGCGCTCAACATACCTGATGCCGTCCTCCGACTCGCTGAGCAGCAGGCGCTGTTCTTGAGGATCATCGACAAGGAGGTGCAGCAGTGGGCTCCATCCCTTGAGCGGCTCAACGAGCAGGCCGTGCAATTCGCTGAACTCGGCCTCCGCGCTCAACAGTACTCGGACGTGCTGACTCCGGAGTTCGTTCGCATCGCAGACGAGGCGACGTTGATGGCGGAGAAGCTGGCGGAGAAACTGGCCTTCCCCGCCGAGGACTTTGAGGCGCTAGTTCGCTCAGTAGTGCAGTACGTCGAGCACGTTGAACGCAGCCTTGGTGCGACCGCCCTGGCGTCGATGAACCGCCTTCCCGACCTCAATGCCGTCTGGACTTCTATTCGCCCGGCCATCGATGAGATGATGATCGCCGGAGCCGCTAAGCCAGCGGACGTCACCAAACCCGCGGCACTCGGCGAAGACGGCGGCCAAGAAGCTCACGCGATTCAACATGAGGGAGATAGGAGCGAGGACGCGCACTTCGCACTGACCGCTTGGCACAGCTATGTGTTGGCCTGGCTCCTGACGATCGCAATCTACGTTCTGACGCGGGGCAGTGGCGTAGTGGTAGAGGAGCAGCTAAGGCAGGACTTGCACACGTTCGCGGTTGGCGTGATGGCAACCCTCACCGTGCTATCGCTGAAGCCTCCCAACGCCAACTAG